TGACACGGCTCTTGCTGAACTTTGATTCTTATTTGGAGGACTCCACGATAACTCTAGCGACTCTGTATGGGTCAGCGTTGGCGTTGGGTCTTCTATCTTCAAAGTAGCCTTTTCCTTCTTTGGATGTGGTCACGGGGATTCTTACAGACGCTGTTCTGTCTGACACTCCCCATTTAAACTCGTCATATCGACAAGTCTCATGCTTGCCGGTGAGACGTATTTCGTAACCTTCTCCGTATTCTGCAAGGTGTTCAGAGATTCTTTCTTTCATGGTGTGCATGATTTGCTCTATCACTGAAAGACCTCCTTCTGCTCTTGTAGACTCTGTTGAGAAATTTGTGTGCATACCTGCACCGTTCCAATCTCCAGTCACGGGCTTAGGTTCGAGAGTCGCAGAAATATTGTATTTCTCTCCAAGTCTATAGAGCAACCAACGAGCCACCCATAGACAATCTGAACCTGCAAGTGGGTCTACTCCAGGTCCTCCGATTTGAAACTCCCACTGACCCGGCATCACTTCAGCATTGATCCCTGTGATTGGTATTTCAGCAGAAATACATGCGTTGAGGTGCTCTTCTACAAGTTCTCTTCCAGATACTTCATCTGCACCAACGCCACAATAATAAGGACCTTGTGCGGGAGGGAATCTTCTTTCTGAAGGAAATCCTAAAGGTCTTGATCCAAGAAATAGAGTATATTCTTGTTCAAATCCTACCCAAGCGTCGAGGTTAGGCTTTTGGTTAAGAGTCTCTCTTAACTTAGCTCGATGGTTTGAAGGGTGTGGGTTTCCATCTACATCGTACACTTCACATAGGACGATGACAGTGTTGACGCCCTTTCTTGTGGGGTCGAAGCAAAAGAACACAGGTCTTAGAACGCAGTCTGAGTTATTTCCTACTGCTTGTTCTGTAGAAGAGCCATCAAAAGACCACTCAGGGAAAATCTCTAAGCTTAATTCTTTGTCTGTCTCAAAAACTTTGGTCTTAGACCTTATTCTTGATGTTGGGTTCCCCCCGTCAATCCATAAGTATTCTGCAATGTAGTTCAATTGCCTTCTCCTTTTCTGTTTATCTCCCTTTGAAGATACCATACTGCTTTCTTGAGGTCTTCGGATGCTTTCTCATTAGGTTTCTTTCCCGCTCTTAAAATATATTTAAGAGCCGACCCTAATGAGAAGTTAAGATTATACTGTTCTATCACATCAATGGCTTCCATATTTACGCCTTGATAATGATCAGGGTGGTCTATTTTTTCGTAATCACTCAAATGATTTTCCCTTCGAGTATAATGATGTCTAGGAACTTTAGGACTGTATCAAAAGAGTACATCCTTATTTCCAACATCCCATATTGGATTAAGTATGTTTCTTCAAAGTCGCATTTTATTATGAGTACGTCTTCTTTATAGTCTTCTACCCAAAGCTCGTAGCCTTTTTTGCTATTATAAGATTCGCTTGGGTATATTAAGGTAATCCATTGTTTTTTTGCAGACGATATTTCATTGTATATTTTGTCTGCTCTTTTTTTTACATAATCTTTCATAGCGAGTACTTCCCTTGGAAAATTTAATGTTTTTAGAACCACGATCTGTTTTTGACTCTATGATTATAGGACTCTGCTATTCTATAGACGGACATGTTGTAGCTTATGATAAAGATAAGATTTTAGAACATCTACAAAAAGAAATATTTTCAGGAGAGGAAGGTATTTCTGAAGAAGATGCTTATCTTATGGCAGTAGAGCACTTTGACTTTAATATTTTAGGGTCGTATGTCGGTAAATACACTCCCGTTTATATTTCTAAGTCAGAGTTTGAAGCTTTAGAGTTGTAGTTTATTGATAAAACTCTTTACTTCAAGTGTTGGAGTGAGGAGTTCTAAATGGATCGCAGTTATTCACATAGTCAGCCCTTTCAAGATTTAGCAGGGGTGAAGACTTGGGTAGAGAAGAACCGTCAAGACGGTCTTCAAGAAGACTCTTCTAGTCCTGACCCAAGTCGCCCAGACTACGCTGATGGTGAACCTCAAAGAGATCGAGTCTTACCTTTACCGAGTGGTCATCCGAAAGGTAGAGACGAGCAAAGAGCTGGTCCTCCTATACATAATGTGCCTTCAGACTCAGCAGGGAATACGAATAAAAAGCCCAAGAGTGAGTTTGCTATTTCTGACCATCCTGATGGAAAGCCCTTACATAAAAGACCAAGGTCTTCGGGAGTTCCTGGAGATGAATACGGAAACCCACATATAGATCAATCTCAGTCTACAGGGCTGAAAAGAAGAGTTCTTTCTTCAGAAATAGAAAGTGCTTATACAGGTCGTGGGAAAATAAATATTCGTCCTCCTAAAAGAAGACAACGCAAAACAAAAGGCAGAGTCAGAAGGATTTACGATCTTTATCGCAAGAAAGTTATGCGTACAAATCGTAGTAAGCAAATACAACAAAGAAGACGATACTACCGAAGAAATAAAAGACGTATTCTTATGTATCAGAAAAGAAGAAGGCAATCTCCTGAAAGATATAAGAGATACGAAGGTGGTGGATATTCTTCGCCTGCTAAAAAGAATAAAGATATGAGAAATAAAAGAAAGGCTAGTTATATGTTGTTTGAGGAAATGAAGAAACAGGCTGTTCTTGATGTCATGTCTGCGATGTATAAAGAAGTTTTGGTTCCTTTAGATGGAACGTCAGAGGTTAAATTCTCTGAAGAAATAGAAGGTGCTGTTTACAAGAGAGGTCCTGGTAGTCGTTCGAGACCTAAACAGCAGAGGCAGAGAGCAAAAAGAAAGAGACAAACAGGTGGCTCTATTCAACAGGCTAGAAGAAGAGCTAGAGCTTACTATAGAAAAAACAAATCTAAGATTAAGCGGAGAGTTAAAAGTTGGAGAAGAAAGCACAAGAATACACTTAAGCGATACAAAAGACCCGGAACTCGCAGAGCTTCAGATTTACAGATGTTGCTCAACATCTCATGTCAGGTTTTAGGTTGCGATGTGGTTTTGTATCATTTGAACCCAATTCAAAATATTATTTCTATGGGTTCTGAGGTAGGTTACTTAGAGATGCCTCTTTCTCATTTCTTTGCTTTTGTGGATTGGCAAGACCCAAACCAAGAGAAGATGCTCGAAGAAATATATGTTGAGAGCCTTTCAGATTATTTCTCTATGCGAACCGCAGGAGACAATGAACCTATCGACCCTGACCTTTGGGAGGACATTCTCGACTTAGTTCGAGGAGATCGTTCTAAAGAGGTATGTAAGAATGGAGAGTGCTCTCAACCTGTGAAGGGTGGTGAAGGTTTTGAGACTTATCCTAGTGCTTATGCGAATGGATACGCCGCCAAAGAATATAAGCGACTAGGTGGTAAGTGGAGAAAAAAGAAAGCGAGTATGCCAATGAACAGTCTAACAGCCCTTCAGATATTTCTAGCTTGTCTTCGTGGTGCTCATTGGGCACATTGGACATCACATTGGCAAGTTAAAGGCTCTCCTTACTATGGTGATCACCTTCTCATGGAAAGACTCTACACAGGACTTGTGGAAGAAATAGATACTCTTGCAGAAAAGATAGTCGGTTCTTATGGTCCAGAAGCAGTGGCTCCTGTAGATCAAGCTCAGATTATGGCAAATGCTTTACTTCCTATTGTAGAGATGCAATCTCAAGATCATCCTATTTTAAGAGCGTTGTTTGTGGAAGAGGCACTTCAGAAGGTGTTTAAGAGAGTTTACGACTACCTTCAACAGCAAGAGACTCTTTCTTTAGGGATGGACGATTTCATTATGTCTTTAGCTTCAGCTCATGAGACGAATGTTTATCTTCTCAGACAAAGATTGAGAGGGTAGTCATGTCGGAAAACAATTATAAGATGCCACGGAAGTGGGACAAAGAGCATTGTGAGTCTAAGAGCTGTGAGGACATGGGGTTCTCAGAGAAGGCTTCTTGTCGTCCGTATGTTAACTGCTATGGGGGCAAAACAGGCTCTAAGAGTCAAGATGTGGCTTCTAAAATTGTTTCTCGATACTTGAAAGTCTCGAAGCGAGATGACTCTAAAATGAAAAATACGGGGCATGGTGGTTTAGATACTTGGTTTTCAGGGCATGGTGGTGGTAAACCCGATGAGCGAGCTACTTGGGGAGATTGGATCGCTATCACTCCAATCAAACACACTGTTAAGAAAAAAGACGGAGACGATAAAGAGTATGAACCAGGTGACATTGTTGGCCCATGCGGCGTGTCTAGTACGAAAGAATGGGCTTCTGTTACAAGCAACGGAAAGAAACCCCTCAAATGTATGCCAAGAGAAAAAGCCTACGGGATGCCCAAAGAAGAAAGGGCAGAGCTTGCTAAGAATAAGAGGAGGGAGGAGGCTAAACATCGTGGGCAAAAGCCTGTTAACACTCCGACTTTTAGTGAGGAGGCTAAAGAGATCAAGAAGAAGGCGAATCTTACTGAGATTTTGATCCCTAGCCCACCTACTTATGAGTATTTACTCAGTGAGTTGCCTTTAATCTCTCATCAATATGAGAATAAATATAACCCCGAGAGTCTCCGTTACTTTTTAGATCAGAAATCAGAGTATCTTTTTTCTTCTCTTTTAAGTGAATATGGTATTTCAGAGGACGCTGTTACTATTAGAAATACTATGGAAGAAATATCTCATATTATTTATTCCCATAAAAACTATTTCAACATCGTTCGACCAAACGTGCTCGCACAAAGTTACGGTTTTGATTTTAAGTTTGACTATTTAGAGTCAGCACAGACTCCCTCATATCCTAGTGGTCATACGACACAGGCGTATTATGTTGCTTATTTGCTCTCTGAGAAATACCCCTCTTTGAGGGGAGAGCTATTAGAAGTGGCAAATATGGTGGCACAATCTCGGATAGATAGTGGAGTCCATTATTATTCAGATAATGAAGCAGGTGTTCTACTAGCTAAACGTCTCTATGAGAGAAATAGTAAAATAAATAAGAGAGCTGAGTTCTATAGGGAAGTCTCGCCACCCGACTCTCTTTCTAGCTTTACGACAGGGACTCCTGTCGGAGATTCAGAGAATCCTAAAGGTAAAAACAGAAGCTCTTTGCCGAATGGAGACACTGCTAGAAATATTGGCAGACCTTCCCCCGACTCTCCGAACTTGAAGTATCGTAATCTTGACAAGTCAGAGGCTAATGGCAGAAAGCCCGCTAATAACTTAGACTTAGGTTATGTGCATGATAGCGGTAGCGGTTCTGCTAGAGTCATACCTTATGACAGTGGTTTTGAGAACAACGGCTCTCCTTTAAGAAAAGCCACAAAAAATAAGCGTTAAGTTCTTATTTGTTTTTCTCAACCATGTCTATGCGGTCATAGGCTTCTTTTACCGCAGTTAAGGCTGTGATTAACTTCATAATCGACATTTGGATGTCTCTTTTGCCTCTGCCAGTCAACGTGTTTATGTAAAGTTCCATAGAAGAACCTTCTATGCCATATGCTTCTTTGTTTTTTGTGTAATGTCCCTCTATAATTTTCCCCCACATATTAAGAGACCTTTCCATCTCTTCAAGGTGATCTTTGGTTTCTTTTATTACCTTGTCTCCATAACTTTCAGCCCTTGCTTGTTTTTCTAGCTGTGCAACTCTTGATTCTAGTTCTTCAATTACTGATTTCATGGTTTTCACTTTCTTTTTTGTGTTTCTTACCCTCTATTATGAGCCATAAAAAAATTACAGAGAGGGCTTCTTTTTAAAATCTTTATATATTTCTCCCGTGTGAGACAGGAGAAATAGTTATGCCCAAGAAATACGAAGAAGCTTGTACAGAAACGCAACCTGTAATTTACATAGGAGTTGAAAGCCAACATGCAAAAGGCTTCGATACAGTAAAGATATTGTGCGAAGACTCGGAGGGTTTAATTTATTCTGAGCAACACCTTAAAGGTGTCATCTATGTACGGATGAAGAATAATACTTTAGAATTGCACATAAAAAGAGAGGATTAAGCTATGTATCATCACCTTTCACTTGCAGTAAGAGATCGTATTATAAGAGAACTTAGGGCTTATTGGTCTGACCACCCTAGATATGAGGATTTCGCTAAGAATATACAGGGCAAATATTCTTTTGAAGAACGTCCTCAGTTTGGGATGGTTGTGAAGACTAGCGGAGCGAGCAATGTTGTTCTCAGCCCAAACAATTTTATTGCTACAGTGGAAGGTTTTGTTTCTTTAGCTAAAGTTCCCGACAAAACATATGGCTCTATAGAGTGGGTGCGAGAGGACACATTCAAACCTAGAGAGCCGGGTGTTTATATTATTTCTGTTTATGAACCCGATCACACAGACCCTAGTGTCCGAGAACATGACGTATATGTTCAGAAATATGTTAGGAATGTAGAGTCTTCTCCTACTTTTATTTCTAAAACAGAAATAATGCTTTCTGATCTCCCTATAGAAGACAGTTTGAGAGTGCTTGAGTATCCTTCAGGCAGATCGCTTGGTCTTTCAGAGTATATTCTTGAGGAGGATAAAGTTACTCTTCTCGAAGAGCCATCTAAAGCTTTGAGCTACAAGGTTCTTTACACCTCAAAAAAAGAACAGACTGGTCCTTTTAAGGTTCGCCCTGCTATGGCTTATAGGGAAATAGTTGAGGGTGTTAATATTGTCTTTGGTCGTAGACTTAGAGGTGGAGATGAAATGGCGATTATAGTGACGGAGGACAGGGAAGAAGTAGCCCATGAATATGGTGGGAGGTGGGATGTGAGCGTAGACTTGGATATGATCGCTAGAGATGTACACAGCCAAGCAGACATTGCGGATAATACTGCTGTTTGGATTTGGTCTACTCTTAGACCAAGGTTAGCTACGATGGGGATCGAACTTTCAGACGTATCTCTCGGTGGCGAAGCCGAAGAGGTGTATGATGATAATGGTGACGATTATTTCTACACAGCGTCTATTTCTTTTACGTTACAGACAGATTGGTTTCTTCATTATCCTTTAGTGACGCCGATTCAGAGTATTTCTAGGCAAGGTATTCAGCTAGATACGTTAGAGAAGCCTGTGGTTGGCTTAGGGAATAGAAGTTTGATACAGCGTCTCTTATAGTTTTTCTATGTAGTTTGTTTTATTGGTCGTGTGAAGAAAGAATACTTTTATGCCCTTAAAGAAATTCCAATGCCAAGTTTGTGGTTTAAGTCTTAGAAGACGAACTTCAAAAGAAACACACAGCGTTACTTGCGACTGTGGGGAAAAAGCTGTGGCAGAAGGTTCTTCGTTGTCTGTAGGGTTCGTATCTACTGTTAACAAGACGATGAAGACACAAGAAACAGGGATAGAGTCCTTCGATTTAGATTTTGACCGAGTTATCGGAGAAGACGCACGTCAAAAATGGGAAACGATCTATCAAAGAAGAAGAGATAAATGGGACATTATCAATAGAAATAATGTCACAGGTAAAGAGATCGTAAGAATGGAAGATGGTTCGTATGACTCCATTCCTGAAGTAAGTTCTAAAATGCGTACTAGCAGGATTTCTGCTATGGACAATATTAAGGCTCAGAATAACATAGAAACCAAGGAGAAATAACTATGGCTATTAGAGGTGGATACGCTCCTCCCGGAGTTTACACTGAATCTGTTTTTGAGAGTCCTACCGTCACAGCAGGCGTCGTAGGGCGAGTCCCTCTTTTGATTGGATCAGGCAAAGAGACTTTTTCTGTTGATGGAGTCAGCTTGGTTAGAGGTTCTTCTTCTACTGTAGATCAGACTATGGTAGAGGAGGATGCTACAGGTCGTGCGGTATTTGGCACGAACCCTGACGGCTCTCTGATCTTAGGTGATTTTGACGGGTCTTCTCAGCAAGTACGATCACGCCATTTCCCATTAGTTACGGGTGATGGTACAGGGACTACTACACTTTCTCCTAGCTCGGTTACAGCTACAATCAATGGAAACCTTGTTGTAGTTCTTTCTGTAGATGGTGATTTAGGTGTAGTTACTCTTTCTGAAGCTCCAAGCCTTGGTGACGATGTTAGAATCAGTTATTTCTTCAATCGTGAAGATACTTCTGTAAGTCTCGAAGACCTTTCATCTCAAGTCACCCCAACAAACTCTGATTTGTTTGGGGGGCAGGGGGATATGGCGATTGGTCCTGAGAGCCGAACTTTCATGGTGTCTGTAGATGGTGCTTCTTATGTAGTTACTCTTCCTCTAAAGGGAGAGGGTACTTCAAGAGATGACCATGTTGATGTTATCGTATCTCGATTTGACGCACAGAGCTTAGGTTCTCTTACAGTTACTTCTTATACAGACCAAGAAGGCTCTAAGAATCTTAAGTTCTCTGCAAAAGGTTCTATCTTGATCGGTTCTGGCTCTGCAAACTCGTCTCTTGGCGTGGTTGAAGGTCAGACGGGTTCTTCAAGAAATAGTACTTTCTATACCCACAACACACCACTTGTTGATGGTACGAATGGTGGTATTGTAACCACAGACGTTTCAGACGTTACCGTATTAGTTGACGGAGTGTCAGTTGTGCCTTCATCTGTCGATGGGGCAACAGGTGCTATAGTTCTTCCTTCTGCACCGCTTGTAGGTTCTAGCGTAGAAATAAGCTACCACCACAATACTTTCAGAGATTCTTTTGACTACGTTCCTAGTAGAGACGTGGTTTCTATTGGTCTCGTTTCCTTGGTTCCAGGAGGTGGTGGCTCTTCTTCTAACTTCTTAGAAGGTGTTGATTGGGTTCTCAGAGATGATAAAATCTATTGGGGGACTTCTGCACTTGCATCAGCAGGTGCAGGTCAGATTGGTGATGTCTCTTTTGGCTCTAATCAGATTAACCCTGTATTGAGAGACGAGAGAGCATTCTTAATGGAGTGTTCTTCTGTAGTAGATACTTCTGTGATTCCACCAAGCACTTCTGCTATTTCTTTCAAGCTCCCACATCAAGCTACTGATGGTTCGGGTAGAGGTCTTGCAACTTCCAACCCTAACCTTATTACTGCTAGAGTCGGTGTGAGTCTTTCAGACGCTCTCGACAAAGAGCCTGTTAGAGTAGTAAGAGTTAATCCTTCGGACTCCACTATTGTTTTGGAGACTCCTGTACCTGGCGGTCAGAAAGTCTTTGCTACTTTCTACTACAACAACATCCAAGATGAGATTGCTTCTGTTGGTGAAGGCTATACTCTCTCTGTAGTTTCTGTTGGAGGTAGCACAGAAGGTACTTACACTATTTCTAATAGCGGTAAGAGTCTTTTTGCCCCAAGATTTACAGGGAAAGGGTCAGATTTAACGACTACGTTCCTTTCTTTCCCTTCTGGCTCAGAAGCTATTTCTGACGCAAGAATTGAAGGAGGTTCTCCTGTAGAAGAGACTGTGACTGTTCAGATTGAGAGCTTTGAAGCAACCCCTGCGATCTTTACCTCTCATGGTTCTGCTCCCTACCGTATTGTAGACTCACACTCAGATACAATTAGAGTTGATCTTGGTACGAGTGCAGATAAGTCAAAGACTGTAGACTTGAGCAACCCAACAGGTCATCCTCAAAAGGGTTTCTTTACTACCTTAGTGAGTGAGCCTCTTCCTTACACCGCCGCTTCAGATAATTCTCATCTTGGCACTTTAACTGGAGCTGTTGAGTTAGAAATAGACGGGGTTGCTATTTCTGCGTCTATTCTAGGGCAAGCAAATGCAAAAGCTTCTCACATCGTAACCGCCCTAAATGATGCTTCAAGTGCAACAGGTGCAAAGTATCACTGTATGTCTCCAATCGGCAACTTGACCGTTGTTGCAGGATCATACGACACGCTTACTTTGAATTATGTTGGAGATACAGTAGCGGCGACTCCTTTTACTATTCAAATTCCTGACGATGCAGACCCTTACACTCCAGATGAGTTGGCAGAGTTTATTTCTACAGAACTTGATGCACTAAATGCGAATGCAACCGCAGGTTTAGATGTTGATTGTGTAGTAGAGAATGGTCGTCTTGTATTCAGAATGAATGCCGTAGCTGATGCAGATACTTTTGGGTATCTTGAGTTTGTTGCACAAGGTGTTGCCACAACCGACTTTGCTTCTATTGCAGGTATTGACACCGGTGTGGCGGCAAATGGGACTCAGACTAAGTGGGGTATTCTCCCTATTGCAGAAGACATCACTATTTCTCTTGATAGCGATGGTACTAACACTGCCAAGGCTCGCATCTTACTGAGAAGTAGAACTCTTATTGGAGACAACTATTTCCCACCTGTTGATCTTGGCGTTGAGGTTGTTGGTGGAGATATTCTTCCGAAGCTCGGTCTACAGCTTGGGTTCACTAAGTCTGCGAGACAATCTGTAGTTGAGCCTGCATCTCTTGTACTTCGCTCTTCTTGGCAAGGTCTTCAAGTGGACACAGACCCTGCGGTTAAATTCTATGACGGTAGCGGAGATTTCCCTGCTAACAATGTTTTAAGACTAAACATTTCAGGTGTAGCACAAGAAATAACTTTCGTAGGTTCTGCGAATGGGGAAGTCACAAGCATTAATGGTGACATACACACCGCTCTAGGGGGCTTGGCTAATGTTTCTCTGAAGAGAGAGGGTGTGCGTCTTCGTATTGTAGATGCTCTTGAGACAGTAGACTCTTTCATTGAAGTTCTCGATGGTAGTGCGAACTCTGTCTTTGGTCTTTCAGAGGGTCAGATTTTCACGTCTCGTCTTGTTTCTGCAAGTGCAGTGTCTTCAGCTCTCAACAACAACTACAGTGTTGCGACTGATTTTGCTTGGGCGATGCTTGATGGTGTGGAAGCAGATAAGTACAGAGCACATGGTATTTCTTACGTTACAAGAAATGCAACAGGCTCAGAGTTTGTTTCTTTCGAGCAGTTGAGAGGCGGAGTCCAATCTGTAATTGACTTTACAGGTGGAAATGCGATCACTACCGTTGGGAATGGTTTGAAGATCACTACCGCAGATGGTGCTGTAGGTGAAGCTCCATACCAAGGTTTCTTTGTTAGGTCTTCTGTTTCCAACGGAACAGGCTCTGCTAACACTTCTACTCTTAATGCAGGAGTGGGTGCAGACGGTGTTATTGGTCAAACTTATGTGGATAGTGTGACAGGCTTCACCTTCACGCTTCTGCCTAGAGACGGAGAGCAACCTTATCCTACAGGTGGTAATGCGACTCTTACTTTCAAGGTCTCCAAGACATTAACTGCAAACGCAAACATCCCTGTTAATGTGGTTCCAGGTGTTCAGCTTTTCGTAAGCAATACGCTAGGGACTGCAAGTGGAGATACTGCGATTGTTGAGACGTTTAATAAGAGTGGTAGTGAACCTTCTATCGGCACTCTTTATTATATGAACCTTGTTCGTAAGAAATCTGTGTTTGGTACAAGTGTGTTCACTCGTCTTTCAGATGTTGTTTCTGCGTTCGGTGAAGTAGGTGCAGAGAATCCTCTTTCTTTGGGTGCTTACCTTGCATTCTTAAATGGAGCTAACGCTGTTGCCTTGCATCAGGTTCCTCTTGAGGAGGGTGCGACAAGCCTAACTTCACTTCAAGTAGCTAACGCTCTTGCAGATGTTGAAGGTGATATTGTTCAGAATGCGATTCAGCCGAACATTATCGTTCCGCTTGTACCTGCTGACGAGGTTATTCTTTCTGAGATTTCTAAGCACTGCGATGTTCAGTCTAGTCTCAGATTTAGATCAGAGCGTACTGCTATTTTGGGTATGAGTGCAGGTACTTTACCTGAGAGAGCAAGTCATCTTGCTAGTGTGACAAATAACTCAAGAGTCCGTCTTGTTTACCCTGACATCTTGAGCTTGACTTTCACCAACACACAGGGTGTTTCTCAGAATTTGATTGTAGACGGAAGATACCTCGCAGTTGCAGTGGCTTGTGCGACAACTTCTTCGACAATTGATGCGGCGACTCCTTGGACAAACCGTCTTGTTGTTGGCTTCGATTCTCTCTTGAGAACTCTTGATGCTGTAGATGCTAATCAAGTGGCGAACTCAGGTGTGAGTGTTCTTGTTCCCGCAGGAAATAATCTGAAGATCAGACATGGTTTGACTACGGATGTTAGCTCTACCTTGACCAAGGTTCCTACCGTAGTGCAGATTGCAGATGAGGTACATCTCAGAGCAAGAAACCTTCTTGAAGGTTATATTGGTCAGAAATACCTATCTTCTGTGATTGGTCAGATTGAGGGTAGAGTCAATATGCTCTTTAAAGACCTTGTGAAAGAGCAGATCATTGATTCTTACACAGGTCTTTCAGTTGTAAGAGACCCTGAAGACCCCACAGGTCTTCTTGTAGAGGTTTATTACAAGCCTGTGTTCCCACTACTCTATATCCAGTTCACCTTTAACATCCGTAGCTCGATTTAGTAGTACGAACTCAGATCGAGTTACGGGGATATAGTGGAACCCTGCGTCAACGGAGTCTCCTTCAGAGACTCCGTTTCCGTTTTTGTCTATCTTCTGATTAAAGATGGCTTTGCTTCCATTGCTTCCGAATGTGGATATTTCCTGTATCTCGTCTGCCCAAGACATTAGATATACTGAACCTTCAAAAGGCTCGCCTCTAAAGTCTGTGCGTAAACCATACGCATAGACTTTTATTTCTAGCTCTGAGACAATATTTGAGAGCTGAATAACCTGTTCTTTGGTTAAGAATTGTGCTTCATCTACAAAGATCACATCGTCTTTCCCACCATTAATAAGTTTCTTGACGGTTATTTCTAGGAGGTTGTCTTCTTCGGACACCGAGATGGCTTGTTTAGTGAATCCAATTCTTGATGCGATTTGATTTTTACCGTCTCTCGCTGAAGCTACGTCTGGAACATATATTGAGTGGGAGATATTTCTCTCACAGCAAGAATATGCTCTCATGAGGAGATTTGCAGTCTTACCTGCGTTGACGGTGGAATATATAAAAGTCAGCATGGTGCTACTCCGAGTGGTATTAAGACCTTCTTTATTTTTTCTATGTAGTTTTTAATTTTTCGACTGTCTATCCCACGACTCTTAGAGATGTGTGACACGTTGTGCCCTAGTAATAAGTCATCAAAAATGTCCCTCATATTTCCTGCGAGGTGGTCTCTTACTTCTTTGATTGTTAAAATAGTGTCGTAGTCTTCTACAGTGCAACTGTGTGCAATTGCGTAATCTGTTTTTTCGATTGTGTCTTCCACTCCTGTGGTTTCTTTCTGCGAGTGTCTGTTCCTTTTATTTATATAGTTTGTTGTGACACATCTGCTCACCATAACGACATAAGTTGAGAAAGCAGACTTCTTTTCATCGAAGGGACATGTTCCTTTGTTTCGGATAAGAATACCTTTACACACTTCTTGGAGCACGTCTTGAGGATCGCACTTTGCGTCTAAACACATTTTCCCACAATGTTTGTAGAAAAGCTTTTTGACCTCTTCGTATTTCTCATTTAAGTCAATCCCCAACTTTCTCTGCTTTTTATTTCTTTCATACTTCAAGCTTAAGCTTTGAATTGGGATTACCCCTTTTTGCCAAGGTTTTCTTTGAGATTTGATCTTTGTATTATATAAGGTTCTCGGCACAGTGGTATCCCCTTTCTTGGAGAGAAATACTAAAAACAAAGGAGTTTTTGCTTTGGGAGAAACAAAAAACATAATCATCCAACTAAATGAGTTGGAAAAAAGTGGAATCGGATTGTTCCACAACGTCATTTCTATACATGGCTTGGAGAAAGTCAAGCATACTCTTGAATTGTACTCGTTAGGTGAGAAATATGGTTTCTCAAAAGATCAGTTAAAAGAGATAGTTTTACAACTTTGTGTGGATGGAAAAACTGACGAGGGTGAGGGTGTGGTTGAGCTTGAGGGGGAGGCTACAAGTGAACCTGTAGAAGAACCTGACGCAATACTTAAGTTCGCCAACGCTTTTTTAGAGTGGGAAGGCTCCTCTGAGCTTTTACTTTCTTCTCTTGAAGTATGTCAGTTCTTTGATTGTGTCCCCAACAAAACCCTGAGAACAAGGTTTTGTAAGTATTTCTCAGATAACTCTTTTCCCTCAGTTCGAGTAAAAGACCCTCTACGCTACACAAGAAATAGTTTGACACGTTACAAGATACCTTTGGACAGCGGTGTTTTTTCGGACATGCTAGAAATATCTAAGAGTGTACCCTTAGATGAAGTTGATCTTGATTATTTCTCCTCATATGACTTTTTAGATGGGACAGAGACAGATACTTTTTTAGTAGATGCTCAAGGTTCGAGAGTTAATGTGGTGTTAAACTCTTCTTTGGTTTCTCTGTTCCACGATCATTGTGAGAAAATATCTTACCTAAAGACAAATGATGATGGTGCGTATGCGAACACTCCTCAGAATATGCTTCTTCTTGGGAGAGGTTTGGAGAAGTGTTTCCAAGCTAAAAATATCACACGCCTTTGTGCAGATATTTTAGGGGACGAACATTCAGACTCAGAAGCAGTTAAGGATGTCGTTTTATACGTCCGAAATCAATTAGAGCAGATTAAAGCCCGTAGTCTTTGGGACAGTAAAGAAATACCTTTAGCATCGAAGATGCAAGGCAGAATTTTTCTTTTAACACATATGTTGATTATGTATAGAGCCGAAGACCTTTCTTTACTTCCGCTTCTTTGAGTTTTGCTATGTTGAGTTTACTTATTGTTTTTTCTTCTTTTTTTCAGTGTTTCGTAGATGCAGTACATGAGTCTTCCAAGTACCACATCACGAAAGGTAAAGACTACAAGAAGACTAGATTTTTAGAATTTCATAAGTCTCGTCCGACAAAAAGGAAAGATGTTGAGAAGTTTGTGCGTTATATTTGGGAAGGGGCAGACACGGACGTGAGGGTTCTTGCTCTTTCTTGGGTCGAGTCAAGATTAAGACTCAATATAAGTCGAGGAGACAAGGGCAAGGCTTGTGGTACTTTTCAGATTCACGCTCGACACTCCTACCCTCTCTTCCACAGGAAGAGAGGTTATGTAGGGTGGGAAGAGAGTGAGAATACTCTTGAGATACAAAAAGAGTGCCGTAAGTTAGAAAAGCTCTCTTATTCTGTGGATACTCTTAATCGTTTACTGACTATGATGGACGAGAAAGACTTACACATCTGCCATCATAACAGTGGGTTTTATGGGAAATGCTCTAGTTTCTATAAACATAGAGTGGATTATTGGGTCACTTATTATTCTATTGCTAAGAACTTCTGTGAAGAAAGAGAGTTATTTATGGCTATGATTAAAACAGGTGCTCCGAGTCTTGCTGTTCCTTTAGAGAAAATACAGGGCTATGTTGACTCTATCAAAGAGAAAGAGGCTCAGAGTGACTCTGCGTTATATATGGAAGGGTACAACAAAGGGGCTAAAGTTAGAAGCGGAGAAGAGGAGGCTCCTCCTTGGGCACCAGCAGTATGAAAATCAAAGACTATCTTCGGTTGGGTTTTTCTGAAGTCTCTTCTTACTATAGGGACTACTTAAAACGAAGATTGGTTACAGACTTAAATAGTCTTGATTTCTTTGTTTGGGAGCCTCCTTCTGTAGTTTGCCCTTGTGCTCGCTTTGCTTCTTCTTTTGGAGACAGAGGGCAGAAACTGAAAGGCTTTTTAATCATCCCAATATGTTCTTACGACGGGAGTGTCTTGGGTTTTGAAGCTCGTAAAGTCTCTTCTGATGGGTCTAAGTTTGTTCTTAAGTATCAAACAGACAGGGCTTCTTGGAACCCCTATTTCTTGGGTGCTAAGAAAGTCATAGATACTTTGTGGCGAGGGACAGGAGATGTCTGGCTCGTAGAAGGCTCTTTTGACTTTACTGCGGTGGAACAAGCTGTCCCCCAATCAGATGCAGTCATGTGTACTCTGAGAGCAGGTATGACTCAGATCACATTCGACACCCTTTTAAGATTTTATACTCCACGTTCTACTATATATATTGCTTACGATAATGATGAAACAGGAAGAAATAAATCTCAGATGCTCCATCGTAAGTTTACTGAGAACGGGATACGCTCTGTTATTTGGAAATACAGAGGTAAAGACCCAAATGAAGTCTTATCTAAGGGTGGGTTCCGTATGATGAAAAGAATGTTTAGTTAACTATTCTTCATTCTCTCGATGACTTGAGAGAGCAGTTCTTTCATCTCAGAGTCTTTCATGATAGGGACATTTGGTAGAGGAGTCGCTTTAGACGCTACGTCTACTGTTTCTCTGTCTGTGTGGGTGAGTCTTTGTCTGTAGAAATCTTCTCCCATAGTAATAAGAGCGTAGTTGGTCTTATCTAGTTGTCTCTCCATTTCAGACAAAATCTGAGGGATGGAAAGGAAGTTGTCTCCACATAAGCGATAGACTTCATCTCTTATTTCAGGAGAAGACTTGATTGCTTTCTCCATTTGGTTGATTGCAACTCTTAGCTTGTACGCTTCAACTCTAGCCTCCGAAACTCCTCCTGCTAGGATAGACCAAGACGCTTGACTAGAAGCTACTCTCCCCTCCATTTTTTCCATACGGTCTAGCTCTGCTTGAGAATAAGCGAGAGCGTGGTCTTTCCAGTTCTGCCAATCGTTATTTCTTTTTCCAGCGTCGGGCATGGGTCCCATTTGTGGACCTGCATAAATCGTTTCAAGCCCATTGTTGTATATTGCTATTGTTATGATATTAGTGGTGTGTAGTGGATTTGGTCTTAATATGATTCGGTCTTGGAAAGGGCGACCCTCTCCTCGTTTTCTCGTATAGAACACTTCATTTCTAGGGAAACGATCTCCTAGTTTTTTACCCCACAGTCGTGTGAGACCTTTAAATCCAGGTACTCTTAATTCTATGTCTCCTTCAGGCTTCCCCTGTTGCTCCCACATCAACATTGCTTTCTCAACGTATTTTAGGTTTTCACCCAATTCTTGAGCGTGTGTCTTGTAATGTGTGGTTCTCAAAGACAAACCATTTCGCAAGACGAAATCTTTGACAAGATTATCGAGAGGGGTGCTTCCAATAGAGTTGATGTCAACACTTGATGTCTTCATGGGAGGTTCTCCTTTTTTTCCTCATACTTTATTTTAGGCGTCAGATAAACAAACAAAAAAACATTGTTATTTCTTCTTTTATGTTGGTCATTTTCTTTGAAGTTTCACTTCGGTAGGAGAGCTTGCTATGAAGATTCTTATTTCTTTCAACTTGTGTCGCAACCCCAAAGATGTATTCACTATTTATAAGGACGGTAGCGTCTTTGTAGACTCAGAGTATTCCGAAGTCTGTGGTCACTTCAACACGATCTTGGACTTTGAGAAGCACATGGGTAAAGTGCTCGAAGATATGTACTCAAGAAGCATGGTGAGAAATATAAAATTGCTTTTAGACTATGAGCTATATCGTAGTCCACTAGGAGACTACTATGAGAAGAGAGGAGACATATATGTCAAGTTTGGAGAGTTTGAACCTTGTTCTCTCCCGTATCGTTCTATTTTTGTGCCTTTTAGTGAGCACCCCTATAAAGATTGTTAGTTTTTTTATTTATTAAGGTTGTTAGCTTTTTCTAAGAAGGGAAGATACTACCATGTACGAGAGATTGACCAAATCCGAAAAAAAATTGATTAGGATTGCAAAAGAGCGTCCTGAGTTGAGACAGAAGATTGCAAGCTACCTAAAGAAAGCCTCTGAAGACACGGTTGTTTTATTTCTTGAAGCCGTCATCTCAGAGTCTGAAAAGAACAGGCTTCTTTCTTGGGTGTCGAAGCAAGATGCCACCCCTAGCAATTGGGCAGGATGGTCAATCGTCTCACATCATATGCCTATTCAGATGTTTGGAGAGAAAGGGAGAGCTTCAGATATTCCTGAGTCTTTTGTAGGTAAGATTGGCAGTGAAGTAGGTCTGAAGATCAAAGGTCTTGTTGCAAACGAAAAAGCAGTAGCTGTTTTGATAGAACCACCTAGTTCTTTAAAAGAGCTTGTTTCCTACCCCCACCCTTTCATCACTATAGCTTTAAACAAAGAGGGCGTCTCTCCCTCTTATGTTAAAGATTTTGTTGAGAGAAGTGTGGAAAAAGGCAATGTTGTCAGAGAAGACGAAAATGGGGGCGTTCTTTCTTTTTCGGTGATGGCAAAGCTAGGTTACTATGATGGTCGATCTAAGGAAGACACGTTTATTCTTCCTCAAGAAATGCACTGAAAATCCACTCTTTGAGTTGTTCTTTAGTCATTTCTTCTCCATCTAGCTTGTAGATTTCTTCCTTTTTTATTATTTCTTTTCCTTGCTCTATTAAGAGTCCTAAAAAGAAGTGGAGAGTCACAGGGTCTTCTAAGTCTGGAACCCAGCCATCGTAATCTCCTTTTTTATATGTTCTTATTTTCTGTTTTTTCTTAAAGTATGGGTACACTAACAAGCCCGCTACGTTTTTCCAAGATTGCTTCACAGGAGACTGCCTTATGTCTAATAAAAGAGATGTGAGTAAGATAAAACACCGTATAGCAAGTGGATATGACTCTATTCGATCTGTAAATTCTTTTGTAGGTCGTAATAACGTAGAGGGTTTACCCAAGGACTTTAAGAATCTTGTAAGTCAAACATTGAAAAACTTAACTGAGTGTTTAGAAATGTTGGCAATGTTAGACCGAGAAATAAAAGAAAAAGAACGCAAAGAACAGAGAGCAAAGAAAGGAGAGGGCTGATGCCTTTATATAACTATCGTTGTAAAAGTGAAGAGTGTAAGCATGAATTTCAGAGGACACAAAAGATGAGTGATCCGAATCCTGATTGCCCTGAGTGTAAGAGCGTGGTCGAAAAAGTAATAAAGGCGACTACTTTTATTCTTAAGGGTAAAGGTTGGTTTAATACCGGAGGCTACTAGCCTTTTTAGTGGTGTCTTATGAACAAGCAGTATTTCTTCCCTATTTTAATGTTTGGTCTTGCCAATATTATTTTTTGGTTCAAAGGGAACTCAAAAGAAATATACGGTTGGGATTGGACTCCTTTTAAGTGGTGGCTTTATACGAGTCTTTTGACAAACTATATGA